TATATTCAATTTTTATTCAAATAGAAACGGGGGGTTGATCCCCCCCTTTTTTTATGTTAAAATTCTCAGAGAGAATACTATCTTATGGATAAAGAAAAACTCAAATTGATTGTAAGAAATCTTGAGTCTCTTGTAGAATGTCTCAAATCAGAAGTTTATTCTGATGTAGATTTATACAAGATGAACTACGAAGAAATTTCACAGCACATTACTGATTACGACGAAGTATTTTATGACGGAGATGATGATGGATATCCCGACTGAGTTTGAATTTATGAAACCAGAAGTTAAACTCATTAGTGTTACTCCCGATGCTGAAAAGCATATGGCTTATTGTGCTCGGGTAAGTAATCCTGCTAATCAAGAGAATGAAAAGTTTTCTGGACTGCTTAAGTATTGTATTCAGCATCAACATTGGTCGATCTTTGAGCAAGCATCAATGACTGTGGAGATTAATACGACCAGAGGTATTGCAGCACAGATACTTCGACATAGGTCCTTCACATATCAAGAATTTTCACAACGGTATGCTGATACAAATCTTCTGAGTAAAACGATTCCTCTTCCAGAACTTCGTAGGCAGGATACTAAGAATCGTCAAAACAGTATTGATGATATTCCAGATTACTTGAAACTAGTTTTGACTGAAGACATTCGCGTTCACTTTGAACACGCTCTGCGCCTCTACAACCGTCTTCTGGATGCAGGAGTAGCAAAGGAGTGTGCTCGCTTTGTACTGCCCCTAGCAACGCCTACACGCCTTTATATGACTGGCTCTGTACGTTCTTGGATTCACTACATTGATTTGCGTTCAGCACATGGTACACAAAAGGAACATATGGAAATCGCAGAACTGATTCGTTGCATTTTCACTTGCAAATTTCCTGCTGTATCTGAAGCACTTGGATGGACTCGTGAAGGATGCTCTGAGTGTGTTGATCCACCTTCTGTTACAATTGAATAAATATCCTTATACTTTTATATAATTTATGGCGACATATCCTGTAATTAATAAACAAACTGGTGAACAGAAAGAAGTAACGATGAGTGTTCATGACTGGTCTCAGTGGAAGTTAGATAACCCAGATTGGGATAGAGATTGGTCAGATCCATCAACTTGCCCGAATGCTGCGGAAGTTGGAGAGGTCTACGATAAACTTAAAAAATCTCATCCAGGATGGAATGACGTTCTTCGTCAAGCGTCAAAAGCACCAGGTTCAAAAGTAAAACCGATTTGATTAATATGCCTGCTAAAAGAAATACTCCAAAGACACCTGTTCCATTTGGTATGAGTAATCGTCAAATGAAACGCAAGAAACCAATTAATCTTGATGTTATGCGGACAATTGATCCGCTGACTGATAATCAAGAACAGTTTTTTAAAGACTACAAACAAGATCAAAACATCGTTGCATATGGTTGTGCAGGAACAGGTAAAACTTTCATTGCACTTTACAATGCACTTAAAGATGTTCTTGATGAAAGATCTCCTTATGAGAAGATCTATATTGTTCGTTCTCTAGTAGCAACAAGAGAAATTGGATTTCTTCCTGGAGATCACGAAGACAAATCTTCACTTTATCAAATTCCATATAAGAATATGGTGAAGTATATGTTTGAGATGCCAGACGATGCTTCTTTTGAAATGCTCTACGGAAACCTCAAAACTCAAGGAACAATTAGTTTTTGGAGTACTTCTTTCATTCGGGGTACTACTCTGGACAATGCAATTATCATCGTTGATGAATTTCAGAATTTAAACTTCCACGAACTTGATTCTATCATTACTCGTGTCGGTGAAAACTCTAAAATTATGTTCTGCGGAGATGCAACTCAGTCAGATTTAGTAAAAACAAATGAGAAGAATGGCATCATTGACTTCATGAGAATTCTTCGGATCATGCCTTCCTTCAACATTATTGAGTTTGGTGCAGAAGACATTGTTCGTTCTGGACTGGTTAAGGAATATATTCTTGCAAAACTGGAACTGAACATATGAGTTTTATTCATCATAATTACCTAGGTGATCTTGAGTTAGAAAAGAAAGAAACAAATGGAATGCGTCTATACCATTTACCTGATGGTCAATGGGTGCCTTCTATTACTTCTGTAACTTCATTCTATAATCGCCAAATTTTTGTTGAATGGCGTAAAAGAGTTGGAGAAGAAAAAGCCAATAATATTACTCGCAAGGCAACTGCAAGAGGAACTGATTTTCACCAAGTCTGTCAGGATTATCTTGAAAATAAAGAACTGAATTGGGATGATTATCAACCGCTCACAAAGTTCATGTTTCATCATGCAAAACCTTATCTTGATAAGATAAATAACATACACGCAATTGAGCGTACTCTTTATTCTGAATACCTTGGACTTGCTGGACGAGTTGATTGTATTGCAGAATACGAAGGAGAACTTGCAGTTATTGACTTTAAGACATCTGAAAAAATTAAACCCGAAGAGTGGATTGAAAACTATTTCGTTCAAGAAATGTTTTATGCCGCTGCTTACTATGAATTAACTGATATTCCTCCAGTTAAACTCATTACAATCATGGTAACACCTGGCGGTGAAGTCAAAATATTTGACAAAAGAAATAAAAACGATTATATTAAGTTATTAGTTCGCTACATTAAAGAATTTGTATCTCACAGTACTAGGCCAGATGGAGAATGAATTAGAAAAAGTACTAGAAAGTAAGTTTTTCTGTCCATCAAGATTTGCTCAAGAAATTGAAAATCTTGTGCAGTTAAATGTTGAAATGAATTATATTGATGCTATTGTTCATTTTTGTGAACAGAACAATATTGATTTGGAATCTGTACCAAAATTAATTTCAAAACCACTAAAAGAAAAAATTAAGTACGAAGCAATGGAACTTAATTTTTTGAAAAAAAGTTCTAGAGCGAAACTACCTCTTTAATGAATGATGCCTTTTGACTCATATAAAACTTACTTGTCCTTGAAGAATCATTTCACCAAGGACAGTTATGATTATTTTAAATATTGCGGAAAAAGTCGTGCAACCATTCAATCTTTTTATAAGAGAAAAGACAGAATGTGGTTTGAAAAAGTTGCAAGACAGAAAACAGATCAGGAAGTTGTAGATTTTTTTGTTGCAAATTTTGTTTCTTGTAATGATCCAGAAACACTCTGGATTGGTGAAATGATTAAAGAAGGAGAGAATAGATATCAGAACTGGCAGAAAAAAGTTCAATCACTCTCTTATATTTTTAAGGAAGAAAGTCAATCTTTGTTCAATGAAAATAAGTTTGAAGATGTATTTAATTGTACAAAGGGACACCCACCACTTCTCAAAAAGTTTCTGACTGGTAAAGTCAGTTTAGAAACTTTAGTTATCTACGATAAAATTTTTTCCTATTCAAACAACTTTGATAAAAAACTTCAAGACCCAGTGTGGGAAACCGTCAGTCGTAGAATTAAAAAATATAATCCATTCATCCAAATAGATATATTTAAATATAAAAAAATTTTAAAGGAAATAATTTTGTAACTAATTTGGGGCAGCAAAGTCGGGTAGGGGTATTTGACTTGCGTAAGTCCCCATTTTATTTTATAAATATTTTTACCCCTACTAAAAGAATATGAATTTTAACTGTAAAGGATTGAATGAAATATTTTGTATCGATGGTCCAGAATATATGGACATTGATAACACCCCAATATATGCTAACACTGGATGGGGAAAGAAGGGATGGAATCATACTGATGAAGCAAAGGAAGCAATCTCTAAAGCAAATACTAAATATACTCCAGAAGAAAAAATACAAAAATGGAAAGAGAGTAGAGAAAAAAGTAAAGAGAAAAGATTAGAACAGCAGAAAAAATGGAGAGAAGAAAATAGAGAAAGGAAAAGAGAGATTGATAAAATATACAGAGAAAAAAATAAAGAAAAAATAAAAGAAACACAAAAAAGATACAAAGAAGAAAATAAAGAAAAACTCAAACAGATGCATAAATTGTATTATGAAAAAAAGAAAAATAAATATTAAGGTACTTTGTTTTCGTAAAATTTTGAAAGAAATTATTTTGGAGGGTTCATGAGTTTCTTTAGATCAGAAGTCGTCCGTGCAGAGATGGCTGAAATTGCAGAACTGCAAGAAGAAGTTTATTCAAATGTCTTTAAGTTTCCTGCAATGTCTAAAGAAGGAAAACTTCAGCACGTTGAACTTTTGGAAAGACTTTTAGATAAACAAAAAGTTCTTTACACAAGAATGAGTTTATCTGATGATCCAGAAGCACAGGAAATGAAAGAACGTATCATGCAATCTGCAAGAATGATGGGTATGCCGCCTGGAACTGACATGACTGTTATTTTGAATAACATGTCCAGAATGCTAGAATCCATGAAAGAACAGATTGACAAAACAGGTTCCGACCTGTAGAATAACGAAGTACACAAAGGCCAAATCCTATTAATCCGAGGTAATCTAATGTCTTTTTCAGATCTTAAAAAGCAATCCAAACTGGGTTCTCTAACTTCCAAACTGGTAAAAGAAGTTGAGAAGATGAGCACCACTTCTGGTAGTGGTGATGAGCGTCTCTGGAAACCCGAACTTGATAAAACTGGAAACGGTTTTGCAGTTATTCGTTTCCTCCCTGCCCCTGAAGGTGAAGATGTTCCCTGGGCAAAAATGTATTCCCATGGTTTCCAAGGTGCTGGTGGTTGGTATATTGAAAACTCTCTGACCACCATTGGACAAAAAGATCCCGTGTCCGAATTTAACCGCAAACTCTGGAACAGTGGTAGCGATAAAGATAAAGAAACTGTTCGCAAGCAGAAGCGTAAACTGTCCTATTATTCCAACATTTACGTTGTAAAAGATCCTACTAATCCTCAAAACGAAGGTAAGGTCTTCTTGTTTAAGTATGGTAAAAAAATCTTTGATAAGATTATGGAAGCCATGCAACCTGAGTTTGAAGACGAAACTCCTATCAATCCTTTTGACTTCTGGCAGGGTGCTAATTTCAAACTCAAAATCGTAAAGAAAGATGGGTATTGGAATTACGACAAGTCTGAATTTGGCGCGGTTGAACCGCTACTGGATGATGACGATGCTCTTGAAGCACTCTGGAAGAAAGAGTATTCTCTTGCAGCAGTAACAGCACCAGATCAATTCAAAACTTATGAAGAACTTGAGAACCGTTTGAATACTGTTCTTGGTCTTCAAAGCACTACACGTTCTCGTGCTGTGGTTGAGCAAGAAGATGATCTTGAAGAGTATGAGCAAACTCCTACCGTTCAAGATCGCGTGGTAGAAGAACTGGAGCAATCTTATGCTCGCTCTAAAGCACCTTCACTTCCTAAGATTTCTCAAGAAACCGATGAAGATGAAGATGATGCTCTCTCATACTTCCAGCGTCTTGCTGAAGATTGATTATTCGTAAAGTCTAATATTATCTGCTTTCTTAAGGGTCTCAGAAACATACTGCTGAGACCCTTTTTTGTAGGGCATAATATCTTCAAGGTCATTGAAGACTACATTTAAGTAACGTGGTTTTAGAACAAAAATATTTCTTTTATCATTTTCAATTTTTGCTTCATATTCATAGTTCGTAATTGGTGTAACTACTTGTGTTGATGGAAGAGTTTCGTAATAACCAAGTCCATCATCATAATATTCATAGTAATATGCATTTCCAACACCGATATTTCCATCAACAGTAAAGATTGCTTCTTCATTTCCACTTATAGATGGATTAGCAACAGAAGGAACCGATGGTAATTCGTAAGTAAATGAAATTGCAATATCATCAAATGGTGCAAGAACTGATTTTACTATAAATCTTCCATTGAAAACACGTTCGGATATGTTGTTGATATAAATTTGAGAACCTACTTGCAGTCCTTTAATACCGTTGTTCATTGTAACGGTGACTGTCTTTGTTGCAGAACCAGCACTACCTGCGAAGATTTGGTTGATTGTTGTTTTTGTTACTTGAATAAAGTTTCCGTTGGTTCTCCAAGTATTTGGAGTTGTAAGACCACCTGGAAGAACCGTTGCACCTGAAGAGTTCTTAATCTCCACAGTTTCGTAATGATGAACTCCTGAATATAAAGTTTCGTAAGAACCGTATTTTTCCAAAAGAATTTGATCAAAAGAAGTTTGTGGTAATGGCCATTCTGTTTGGATATTCAGAATATTATTTGAAAGAAGCACTACCCAATCAAGAGTTTCATCTCCATAAAGTTTGTATGCAACATTATCTGGTCTTTCGTCTCCAATGATTTTGTATTTTGTAAAGTAGTTTAGATTTCTAAAGATATCATCTCTTAATTTTCCACGTTTAAAAAGATTTTTTACAGGAGAATAACTTGAGATCTCCTGTCGATTAGCATCACGACTAACGTATTCAAAGTTTGGTACTTGTCTGAAATATGGTTTCGCCATTTTTAGAATCCTATTTCGTGATCTGTATATTCCTCATGATAAACAGGAGTAAGTTCTTGGAATTGCATACTTAAAGAATATGCAACCATAGTTCCGTCTTCATAAGTCATATAAGATCCAAGAGGTGTATAATCAACAGAGAAGTTTGTAAGAGCACACTCCTTAATTAGATTAATTCCTGGATGTGGTTTTGTTTTATCTTTTCCATATTGGTATTCAATTTTAAAAACATTGGGTGCTTGTAGAAAAAGTCCATTTCCGTTTTTAACAGCCATATGTTTTTTGAAATATTTAATGATTGCTTTAATTTGAGTTGCTTCAGATTGCTCTCTTGCAGACATTTTAAATTGAAAACTGAATGGTCTTAATTGTGGACCTTGGAAAAGAAGTTCTAGATTGGGATTTAGAACGATACCATCAGTTCTTGCAAGCACATTATTGATACCTGCTGCTTGTCCCGCAAGATATTTTTTAATTTGTTCTTTATATTGTTGTGCGGTATCTGCAATTAATTTTGCATCGTTTGGAAGATTAAGGGTTCCTTCTATTGTATTATAAGATGCTCTAAATATCGCAGCATCAATAGCATTAAGACTATCAGGACCCCAATCAACAGAGTTTTGATCGCTTATTCCTGCTTGTATTGCTATGAATACTGGGTCTTCATTTACTTTTGAAAAACCTGGTCTAGGAAGTTTGAATTTATCAACTCCCGTTACACCACCTGTAGTCGATAAATTTCTTTTATCTACTGCTACTGTATATGCCTGAAATTTTATCCTATCCTGTGTTGGCGACATAAAGGATGGATATGTAAGTCTTTGGGATTGTTCTACTTTTGCTTGGGTTGGAGAAATCGAAGTGGGGTATACCCCATCGTTAGCATCTTGAGCAGTTTGTGCGGTAGTCACTAAACTCCCTCCTTAAATATAAGAAGACTAAGCATCTCAGTTTTGTGTAGAGTATGAGACATTTATAAGGAGTTTTTATTTATTTAGACGAAATTTTCCATATTGCAGTGAGATTAATTCATCCAACTCATTATACTTAACGACGTGAAGTTTACCTGCAACTTCTTCCCAAGTATACTGTCTTGACTGTCTCCAATGAAAATTAAGACCTTTAAACCCCCATCCATAAAGTTCAGTGCAAGCAATTAATGGATGCTGATCGTATTCAATTTCTGGGGTCTTTGGATTGTAAATGAATGTATAAAACTTTCCTGGTTCTGGATATAATACTTCTTCTTTAAAAACGTCCATAATAATAAGCATTACATCTTCTGGATCTCCACTCCCTAACTCCTCAACTCTTTTGAGAACTTCTTTGGTTCTTGCTGTACCTGTTCCTACATACTGCCCGAAACCTTCCGCCATTACTTAATCCCTAATTCTTCTTCGGTGATTACTTTGAACTCCAGCATTCTATCGGCACACCACTCCTTTGCAGCTTTCCATTTTGCTTGATTGACTGCATAAGTTTTACATTCGTGTAGGTAAGATTTAGTCACTCTTGATTTTTGCTTGGGGGGAACTGTTTGTTTCTTTGGTTTTACTTCAATCACATAAGTTTTAATTTTACCAGATTGCTCCTTGACTTTAATTAAGTAATCTGGAAAGTATCTGTGAACGCGATTATCTACTGGAGATACGTATCCAATACAAAACTCTTCCGAAGCCCAAGACACTATACTAGGATTATGATCGCACCAATAACAAAAGCGTCTTTCCCAACTGCTTCTGCAAATAATATTGTTTGGATCGCCTTGATATTTTTCTGGATAAGATGGTTTGTAGATACTCTTAAGACTTTCCGCCATTATCCTGACTACATAATATATTAGTAAAAGTATTTATAGATGCTAGGACCAAGATCTAGATCAGGAGTTGGTGGTGGAAGTGATATTGTTAGACCTAGTGAAGTTCGTCAAACACCAATAGCAATACCTGTTGTCCCATCCCAAGATACTTCTGGAACCGGAAAAAGTCCCGGTAGTCCAAAGACAAGTTCTTCTGCTGGGGCATCTTCGCGTAATATAGACTACTATAAAGCAAAAGCATCTGGAATATTATCTCCAGCATTAACTTCTCATTATCGTTGCAAATTTTCTCCAGCTACTTTAAATGGTGCTTTATTAAATTTTTTAAAGGATGGAGAATCACTTTTTCCTGGGTCAGACTATTCGAATATAGTTAACCAGGAAATAATTGAACTTTCTTGTTCGGAGGCATCTCTACCTGGTGCTTCCTTAATGACGAATGAAATTGCTGACGATCACACTGGAGTTACAGAAAGACACGCATATAGAAGACAATATGATGATCGAGTTGATTTTACTTTCTATGTGGATACTAATTATAGAATTATAAACTTCTTTGAAAGATGGCTTTCTTATTGTGCTGGTGAAAACGAACAATCAAAAGGACTATTAGAAAACAGAAATTATTCTTATAGAATGCCTTGGCCCAAAGATTACCAGACCGATAATCTATACATTACAAAATTTGAGAGAGATTTTAATAGTTCACTAGAGTATCAATTTATTGGTGCATATCCTATCAGTATTAATTCTATGCCCGTGTCTTATGATACATCTCAACTTTTAAAATGCACAGTTTCTTTTACTTATATTCGATACGTAAGAAAAGTAGATGTTAATGATCCAACATTAGGATTAAATGATTTACCTGGAAGTCCCTTATCAACATCTCCAGTTGTCTAATAAATAATCACACTGAAATTTCTATAGGACATTATGCCTTTACCAAAGATCTCTACGCCAACATATGAGTTGGAATTACCTTCCACAGGACAGACAATTAAATATAGACCTTTCCTTGTAAAGGAAGAAAAACTTTTAGTTATTGCACTTGAATCTGAAGATACGAAACAGATTACCACTGCAATTAAAACCGTTATTAAAAATTGTATTGAAACAAAAAATATTAAAGTAGAGTTTCTTCCTACTTTTGATATTGAATATCTCTTCCTTAACATTCGCGGTAAGTCAGTTGGAGAAGAGATCGAAGTTAATATCATCTGCCCAGACGATGGAGAAACTACAGTTCCCATAAAGATTTTTGTAGATGATATTAAAATTGAAAAAAATCCAGAACATAATAATCGAATTAAACTTGATGATTCGATTATGATGGAAATGAAGTATCCTTCATTAGATCAATTTATTAAGAGTAATTTTGATCTCTCTTCTGATACTACAATGGATCAATCCTTTGAATTAATCTCTTCGTGTATTGATAAAATTTATACCGAAGAAGAAGTTTGGTCTGCAAATGATGTAACTAAAAAAGAATTAATGGAATTTTTGGATCAGATGAACTCAAATCAATTTAAAGAAATTGAAACGTTCTTTGAAACAATGCCTAAACTTTCTCATACAATTAAAGTAAAAAATCCAAAGACAGAAGTTGAGAGTGAAGTTACGTTGGAGGGTCTCTCAAGTTTTTTCGTATAGGTATGAGTCATATGAACTTGGAGAGTTACTTCAAGTTAAATTTTTCGTTGATGCAATACCATAAATATTCATTAACGGAGATTGAAAATATGATGCCGTGGGAAAGAGATATCTATGTAATTCTATTGAAACAACATCTGGAAGAAGAAGAACAACGAGCACAACAAAGATCTAATGGTTAGTAATCCAAGTAACCGAATTAAAACCGAAGCGATAGATGAGGTAATTTTAGGATTACTTGGATTAAAACCTGGCGCAGAAATATACTATCAAACTTATTTTGATATCTTAAAAAAGAAACTAGCGATTGCAAGACTTGGTGGGAGAGAACTACCTCAAGAGGAAGATAATTTATTAAGAGAAGAATTAAAAAGAATTCGTAGAATTAAGGATAAAGCAGTACCCTTTAGGATTAAAAAATCCAAAGTAAAAACTTCGGGATCCACTGGTACTGGGCCAAGTGTCGGTTATGCTAGAAATGGAAGATCTTCCAAAAGCAGTGCGATTGTAAAAGCACAAAGAGGAAAATTAGTTCCACAAACAATCACAATCAATTCAAAAGAAGTAAGTCAAATATCTCAAGGAGTAAATTTTGATGGTATCAAAAAAACTTTAAATTCTATTTTAGGAGTTTTAGCGTCAAAATTTAAGTTCGACCAAAAGCAATCTGATACTGAGAGAAAAGAAAAAGAGACTGAAAAAAGAGGAAAAGGGGAGAGCACTTTAGAAGGATTTAAAAAAGGTGTGGGTGCAATTGTAGCAACCACTAAGAAAATGCTTTCGCCATTTCAGGCGATTATTGATCGTATTTGGAGATTTGTATTCTTTACTCTCCTTGGTAGAGCATTCACTAAATTTATGGAATGGATGAGTGATAAAGAAAACCAGAAAAAATTTAATTCCTTCATAGAGTTCTTATCCGACCACTGGCCCGCACTTGCTGGACTTTACATTTTATTTGGAACTGGATTTGGTAAATTAGTTCGTGGATTGTTGAAAGGCGTAACCCGAATGATTATTGCAATTGGAATGAATATTCCAAAGTTAATTCGATTTATAAAAAATAAACCAAGATTAGCAGGACTTTTTGCATCAGTAGCTGCACTAGGAACTGGATATTTAAGTAGAGAAGTTCAAAATCTTTTTGGCGACAAAGAAACTCCAGAATCTGGACTGATTCCAAGAACAAATCCAGAATTAAATGATGCTAAAAAATCAGTAGATCAATCTAAGGCTGCTCCTGCACCAAAAATACCAGCAGGAAATCTTGGTGGTTTAATTCCATCTTTTAAAATGGGTGGATTTAATCCTTATGGTGGAATGAACTTTCAACAAGGAGTTCCAATTACTGGAGCAGGTCAAGATGATACTTTAATTGCAGCAAAAACTGGTGAAGCAATTTTAACTGAAAAGGATCAGCAAGATATCGGACAAAGATATATTGATAGAAATACCGGAGAACCATTAAGTATTCCTCAATATCTTTCGGGTAGAAATCCAAGAATGGTGTCTATGAATAACATTAGACCAAGATTTGGTGGAGGATTTAGTCTTGGTGGAATGATTCCTGGATTTAATGCGGGTGGAATGGTTGGAATGCAAGGTGGCGGATGGATGGGTGATTCTAGTATGGTTAATCCATTTAGAAGTCCAAGACAATGGTATAACTTAGGTAGAAATGTTCGTATTCCAAATGAAAATACTGCTGGATGGAGACAACTGATTAGAGATGATCTTCAGCAAGTTGGTAAGTTTAAGACGCCAACAGGGTATAAGGGATTTAATCCTTTTTGGTCGTTTACAAAGGGACTTGGTACAGGACCAACTCCTATACAAAGGCAACTTGTAGAGAGAGGTATTCCACGAGCTGGACTTTTGCAGGCATTAACTGAAATACAAGGTTCTACTCCTCAAAGTGGTCCTGTTTATGAAAGAATGAAAAAGGCAAGAGGAGTAGCAATGTCGAAATATGCCGCTAGAACAGGACAATTTGGTAGATATCAAAATGGTGGATTAATTTCTCAAGGACCGTTTACTCCATTATCTTCATCTGGACATATTCTTTCACTTAAAGGTTTAAAAAGTGGGGGATTAATCAATGAAAATACTGGAATGAATA